CTGTGGGGGATTCCCTGGATATGCTGGCTGTGATTGGCGGCCTGACCCGATATCCGGCCTCCGCCACGGTACGCCTGGGCGTGTTCAATACCTCTGTGCCCATTGGAGCCCGGTTCTCCACCATCAACGGAGCGGGCTCAATCAACTTTACCGTAACGGCGGCAACCGATACGGGGAACCAGTACCAGCTGGCCGCGGAGACCCCCGGCGCCATCGGAAACGAGTACACCGGGCCCATCCTGCCGATTACCGCCATTCCGGGGCTGACCAGTGCACAGATTACGGATATCCTGGTGCCTGGTGACGACACAGAGACCGACAGCGCATTTCGGGAACGGCTGATTGAGGCGCTCAATAACCGTCCCTTTGGCGGCAATATTGCCGACTACCGCCAGAACATCCTCGCCATTGACGGCGTGGGCGGGGTGCAGGTATACCCCACCTGGAACGGCGGTGGCACTGTGAAGCTGTCCGTTCTGGGGGCGGATTTCCTGCCTGCCTCATCCACACTGGTGGAGAAGGTGCAGAATGCCATCGACCCGCCCCCCAACCAGGGGCTGGGGCTGGGCTTGGCCCCTATCGGGGCAAAGGTGACGGCGGTGGCCCCGACAGAGTTGGCGGTGAATGTCTCTGCCACCCTCCTGCTGGCCGCCGGACATGCCATCGGACAGGTGCAGGAACCGGTGGAGCAGGCCATTGAGACATATCTGCGCAGCGTGCGGCAGGGGTGGGACACCAACGTGTCCGCCAACAACGTGTCCTACGCTGCCGATGTGTACATGGCCAGGGTTACCGCCGCTATCGTAGGGGTGGCCGGCGTGGTCAACGCCACCAACGTGCAGCTCAACGGCGGTACGGCAGATCTCCTCCTGACGGAGACGGGCGAAACCCAGCAGGTGCCCGTAATAGGGACGGTGAAGCTGAATGAATCCAATTGAGCTGGATACCAGCCTGCTGTCCCTGCTGCCCCCGTGGTACCGGGAGGTGCTGGACTATCAGCAGATCTGCTTGACCGAACAGCAGCAGTTTGAGGCCCTGGCGGAGGAAATCGTGGGTGTGGCTGACAATTTCTTTTTCCAGACGATGGACGAGAGGGCGGTTGGCATGTGGGAGCAGGTATTCCGAATTGTACCAAACCCACAGGTGGAAAGCCTGGCATTCCGAAGGACCCGCGTGCTCAACCGCATTTCTACCCGTCCGCCCTATACCCTGGGATTCCTCTATCAAAAGCTGGACGAGCTGATTGGGCCGGGTGAATGGAAGGTCACGGTAGACTACCCAAACTACACACTTTATATCGAAAGCGCGGCCCAAAACCAGAACTACGCCACTGAGCTGGCTTTCACCATCAACCGTATCAAACCGGCGCATATCGTGTGGGTCAACGCCCCGTTTGTGCGGACGGGGCTGCTGCTCTCCGAGATAATTTCGTCCGCGCAGAGAATTTATAACTACAAGCTGGGGGCGTGGGAGCTGGGGCGGCTGCCCTTCGCAACCGACGGCCCGGAGGGAGTGATTAAGATGCCTGAGACGCCATCCATCCAGCAGGCCCTCTTGGCCGGTGTGGCGAACTTCGTCAGCGGCGATGTGGCCTCCGCCCGGGTCAACGGAACAGTTGCGATTACCGGACTGACCAAGACCGTGGAGGGGTCGGAGCTGACCGTCACCTATACCATCATGCCGTCCCAGGCCACAGAGATCACCGCCCTGGAACTGCTGGATGCAGAGGGGAATATCCTCACGTCCTCTACCGTGTATATCCCTGTTACCACGAATGTGGTCTTGAAGCACATTATCCCCGTCGCGGAAGGAGTGGTAAGCAATGGCTGAAAATCCGATCAAAACTCCGCTTCCGGCGGACTTGCCGGAGGACTGGACCGGCGGACAGACCGTGGCCCCCACCGGGGCAGAGGTGGGCTTGAGCGAGCAGCACGGCTACAACTACCTCATGGAGCAGGTCAACGCCGTGCAGACGGCCGCTAAAGAGATCGGAGAGGCATTTTCGGGACTGGCGACGCTGGGGCCCGATGGCGAGGTGCCTGGTGAGCAGCTCCCTGACATAGGTGGATTTTATGAGGTGGAGGAGGCGGTGCCTCCGGCCTCCCGGAAGGCAAATACGCTCTATGGCCTGATTCTGGCGGATTATACAGGGGCAGGAGGTGAGGGGTAATGGCACAGGTCTATGTCTGGGGAAAATACAACTTGAATGTCAAATATGAGGAAGATCACTCTGCGCATGCCCCTAAACAAGGGGATATCAATAATTTTTGGGTTGGTAAGAGCTATTCCTTTAGCGCTGTGAGTGGGAAATATACCCTCAATAACGCACTTGAAATGAGTAGGGAGAATGACGCAGCTCAATACCCATATGCCATTGATGGAGCCATGGCCGGAGACGGTGTGTATTACGCGGAAGAAGCGTACGGAATTAACAAAACAGCAGGCTGGATTTCGAGCTCTGGTAAGTTGGCGTATAGAATACCTGATACACTCTCTGGGAAAATCTTCTATCCAGTCTATTATGGTGCCAAGACCATAAAAGAGAAGGGCGTGTACATTGAAGATGTGACCAGTGAATCCGAAAATACCTATCCAAAAGACGGAATTAGTGGAAGCTACTATTATGTATTTAAGTATGCAGTTCCCGGTGTGCCGTCCATCACAGTTCCAGGTGCCGCCATGATTGGCCATGCGGTCGATATTTCCTGGGAGGCCGCAGACAGCGCGGAGAGCTACAAGCTGGAGCGCAGGGTGGATTCCGGCGGCTGGACGCAGGTTTACGAAGGGGCCGGCTTGACCTATGCCGACACGGTGCAGGTCGAGTGGTCGAACGTGCAGTACCGTGTGTCCGCAAGTATTTCTGGCGTATATGGCGATCCCATATTATCCAAGACCGTGAACATCGTCCCGTCAACTACATTAAGAATATCCATGCCGGAAGGCAATATTGGGGAAATCAAGGGGGCGATAACGTATACAGCATTGAGCGACGCTCCCCGCGACGCTATTTACATTTCGGAGGTTTTTGAGAACACCTACAGCGATTACCAGAGAGAACTGACATTAAAGCCTGGCGATAGTGTAACTATCCCGGTATCCAGGTTTCCGAGCGCGGCAGGAGGACGGTTTACTGTAAAGGCAAAGGTACAAATTAGCGATAATGCTTGGGCAAATGAAAACAGACAGTTATCCTACACCAAAACGCCTACCTCAATGCCAGACAGCCCGTACCGGGTGGAGCGGCTACAGGGCAAGGAGTGCGATGTCATGCCGCAGACCTTGGCCGAAGTGGTATTTATGCCGGATGGGTCGAGTGTGGCGGACAGGCTCGGCGGAGCGACCCTTGAAGGCGCAGCGCTTGGTACTTTTACGAGCAGCGTTGCCTTGCCATTCACGCCGGATGTGGTATGGGTTATATACGGAGGAGAAGGGGCCAATAGTATTCCGCCGTTTGCCATGCTATATCCAAAAGTACGAGCCCAAATTTCCACAGGGAGTAACAGAAGTCAGTATGTTACATGGGATGGTAGCACCAACATAAATTCAACTGGCAATCCGGCACAGCCGCTCAATTATGTAGCATTGAAATTCGGAGGTGCCTCATGACTATCATCGAAATCAACGCCCGTGAGGACGGCTCCCGCAATATCCAGTCCCGCCACGGTGCTGCCAGGGTGTGGGAAGATGGCTACATAGAGGTGCCCGTCCACCTGGAGGCCGCTGTTTGGGCGACCTATGGCTGGTGTGATCTCCAGATTGAGGAGGGGGCACTGGTGGGCATTACTCCCACCGAGCGCCCCCCGGAGCCGGAACCTGAGCCGTCGCCTCTGGATCGGCTTGGGCTCCTGGAGGAGGCCCTGGCGCAGACCGACGAAACCGCTATCGCGCTCTTTGAGAGCCAGGCCGAACAGGCATCTATCAACGCACAGCAGGACGATGCGTTGCTGGATATATATGAAATGCTGGGAGGTTGAAAACAATGGCAGTAAAAGCAATCGCACACAGCTACTGGCGCAGTATCAAACGGGGTGCGCGCACCTTCGAAAGCGTCCTTGACCCCGTAAAGGAGGACGTACGCACCCTGGCGCGGGCCGATGTGGCCGACGGCGTCATCACCCAGGAAGAGTATCAGCAGTACATTGGCGAAATCTACGAACCCGCCACCGAAACCGTTTAAACCAAAGGCCGTAAAAAAGAAAGGACGAATGAACATGATCACCAAACTGAACTTTGCCAAGCTGACCCCGGCCTCCTTCGCGTTGGCCAACGCCAATGATGTGGATGTGGGTGTGGGGCGCTCCATGCTGCTCAACAACATCCGACACGGGCGGGAGGTAGACCACATCATGACGGGGCTCGACCCGGAGTATCTGCCCGACTGGGCGGCCCTCAAGCCCCAGTATGAGGCCCTAGAGCACGGGGGTGTGACCTCCGCTGTCAACGTCTGGCACCGGGTATGCCAGGACAACTATAAGGCGCTGGTAGAGCTGTGGAACGAGAATCCCCGCAACTGCGCCGCCATGGCGAAGCTGGTGGAGAACGCCGCCGACCCCGGCCCCATCAACGGCGAGAAGCCCAGCGACCATGAGTAAGTACATAGCGGTCATCCCCAGGGCGGCCATCACTAGGGCCGCCCTGGTGGAGGCCGGGGGGCGGTCTATGGAGCAGGTCAAGGCCGCCTGCGGGTGCCAGTACATTCTCAATTCCTGGTTTTACGACACGATCACGG